GTTCGTTGTGGTATGCGGCGCTGTCCGTGTCCTTGATAAGTACACGCTTGTCAAGTTTGCGGATGGTGTACGGCGTGTCCAGCCAGTTTGCCGCCGTGGTATGCCCTGCCGCTTGTTCCTCAAGTAAAGCAAGAACAACGTCATGCACAAGGTCCATTCCATCGCCCAGACGTTCACGGGAAAGGACGTTCGACCGTTCCCATGCCTTCTTGTCCACGATATCGGTCATAGCGTCCCCATCCTCATTGAACTTAACCACAAGGGCGGCGTTCATAGCGCTTTGCAGGTTATCCAGAGCGGCCACGTCAGCGAAAATTTCACGACGCAGGGAGACAAGAGCGGGATTCATGCCGTTGTTACTAACGGTATCATGTTCGGCGGCGGTCTTTCGCTGCGGGTCTGCACACTTTGCAACGACGATTCCGGCCATTGCACGGCCAAACTGTACCAGAGCGGCGGCGGCTGTGTCTCCACCGATGGCAAGCGCCTTTTCGGTCTCTCTCTTGAGTGTGTCGAACGTTCTTTCGTTCTTGCTTTCGGTGGTGGTGTGTGCTACAATGGGTGTAGCGTTCTTGATGGTCTTGGAAGTGGATTTTTTCATGGTCTGCATTCCTTTCGTGCCGTGTCGGCTAGAGTGTCGGAAACGCTTGACCGTCTTGCACCTTGGCCGTGGAAAGTATGGGGTGTGAGACGGTCGTTTTTGTTCCCGCAAGGATACAGTAACACTTTTTCCGTATTATGTCAAGCTGTTTTTTCGTCCGGTTTTTCCATCCTATGTCGGAAGGGGTCAACCCTGCCCGTTGACGGCTGGCCGTCAGGGTGGCCGATGGTCGTATGTGGCCGCTGTCCTACTTGCCCTTTTCGCGCTATGGCAAGTAGGGGGGTGGTTTCCGTTTTTCTCCACCCCCTGACGATGGCATACTGATGTAGTCGCTTCATCACACAATCACCGTTCAAAAATTCATCAGCCCCATCACCTCATTTTATTTTTGATAACTTTTTGAGCAATTTGTCCAGAAAAGAAACGGTCATTACTTTCTTATGATCTATGTGCGATCTTCAAAACATCATGTTGATCTTGACATAACTCGATAACGATCTTGGGTTTCTTTTGCTCAAAAAATGTTATGATTTTTATTCACTTTTATCCGATTTATCGCTTAAAATCCCTTGACAAATAAGGCATATGGTGTTAAAATAATTATAATATCAAGTTAATAATTTGTCCGCTAAAGGAGTTCGTTCACATGGCTAAGATCATCAATATAGATTTCACAAAAGGAGGAGCAGCGTCTGAGTTCATCGACCTGTCTGCGATCCAGCAGAGCAGCCGTAAACTGAAGGCTGGCCTGATCGCTCCGGCAGTGGAAGATACGACGAAGGATCTTGCTGTTGAGCACGCTGCCGAGCCGATCAAGAGTATGGATGATATCATCCGGATCTCTCAATTCCTGATTGGACAAAAGAGATACCGAGACAATATGCTATTTATTATTGGTATCAATTTTGGACTTCGCGTAAGCGATCTGCGAACGCTGCGATTCTCCGATCTGATCAACGACGACTGCACCTTCCGTGACCGCTTTCCCATTCTGGAGAAGAAGACCCGTAACACCAGAAGGCATAAGATGAACCGGTATATCACGATCAATACAGCTGCGGTAGAAGCGGTAACACTCTACTTAGAGAACACGCGTGATGTACGGTTAAGCGACTACCTGTTCCGCAGTCAGTCCAATAATGGATCTAACGAGAACAAGCCGATCAGTAAGCAGGCGGTTGATTTGATGTTGAAGGGTGTTGCGAAGGATCTTGGTCTTGGTAACCGGATGGCTACTCATAGTTTAAGAAAGACCTTCGCCTATCATCAGATGGTGATGAGCGGCAACGATCCAAGAAAGCTGCTGCTGCTTCAGAAGATGTTCGGCCACTCCACTGCCGCTCAGACTCTGGACTACATCGGCATCACCAGCGAAGAGATCGATGAGGCATATCGGAAGCTGAATCTCGGCAGTACGACATGCAACTACCTGATCGATAGCAGCGTCGGGGAGGGGTCTATTGTGATCGCCTGATCCCCAAGGATACCTCATATTGCACCTTGAAAAGTGAATATCGTATACGCATAAAAAACGAGTTTGACACGGCGTGTGTCAAAACGGTCTGAGAAACATTGGTATTACAAGGGTTTGCAGACCCCTCTCTATAAAAGAAAATAGAAGTAATTCGCTTTACAACCATTGAGCCTAACGCAGTTTACCTCCCCCGAAAATGTGTCAAAGATTTTTGACTTCTGGACTACCTTTAAAATAACGATACCCATAAACGAAAGGACTGATCATTTGGAACCAAGATCAACTCCCATCACGATCGTAGATGCTCGGATGGGGCGTGGAAAATCGTCCGCTGCCATACGTTATATGAATGAGCATCGGAACGATAAGCGATTTCTCTACATAACTCCTTTTTTGGATGAAGTGGATCGCATCTGCCAGCGATGCGATTTCGACCAGCCGGACAGCGACCACTTATGTAAATCAACTGAGTTGAAGAACCACCTACGGCGAGGACACAATGTGTCGGCCACACACTCCCTGTTTTATCTGATGGACGAGGAGGCGCTGCAGCTCGTGAGAGATATGCACTACTCCCTTATTGTTGACGAGAGCATCCAGGTGGTAGAACGTGTGATGGTTACGGACAAAGATCTGGAACTGATCACGACACATCTTGCAGATGTCGATGAGCACGGCATCGTTCACTGGCGCGACCCGGAGTATACGGGTAAGCTTGCCGGATACAAGGAGATCGCCGACACCGGATCTCTTCTGAAACTGGACAGCGTTCTATTTAATATTTTGAATCCCGGGGTACTATGCTCCTTTGAGGAAGTGTTCATGCTGACATACATGATCGAAGGCCAGTACCAGAAGGCGTATCTGGACTTCTTCGGATTCTCATATAAGGTTGTGGGTGTCGAAGAAGACGGAAATGGATTCCGCTTTTCTGATAAGCCCGATTTGCCGCCGCCGGTAGACTTTGGCCGCATGATCCATATTGCAGACAAGAAGCTGCCAAATGGCATTGGAGACGACTACTACTCATTATCCAAGAACTGGTACGCAAAGCGCAAGTATGAGAGCAAGGACATCCGCGCTCTGCGCAACGGAATGCGGAACTTCTTTGTGGCAAATCCTGACGGCAGTTCCGGCACACGGCTTTGGACTTGTTACAAAAACGATATTGACAAATTGGTGGATTTACGCACGAAGCGATATAAGTCCAATTTCTTGCAGATAGGTGCCCGCGCCACCAATGAGTATCGTGATCGCACAGATATTGCCTATATGGCAAATCGGTTTGCTGACCCCAATATCGCAAAGTTCTTTCTTTCCCGTGGTGTTACGATCGACAAAGATAAATTCGCCCTATCGGAAATGCTGCAATGGATCTGGCGAAGCGCGATCCGCGACGGGAAGCCGATCAATTTATACATACCGAGCCGCCGCATGAGAGAACTCCTGACTGAGTGGATCAAGGAGAACAATGGAGGGACTGCATGTGAGTAAGGCCAGGAATTCAAGTTACCATTCGTTGATAAGCTGTAAGACCCTTTATGACATGAACGACAGCCGGCGCCCCGACGGGTATCCCAATACCGATCCAGATGGGTATATCGACCGGGAACGCATGGATTTTTATAAAGAATGGTTCGCTTATATCGACGATGAGCGCGAGAGCGCTTTTTATCTTCCGTATATGAAGCTAATAATTTGTCCGGAGGTGTAATGCGATTTGGCAAAACAGGCAACGTGCCAACGGTACATTTACAAAATACATAGCAGCCGGCTGCGAAAGGCACGGTGGAAACTGACGCTGCCTTTGTCCGAGGCCAGGAAGAATGATGAGATCATCTCTCTGGCGGACAGTCAGGTACTGCGCTGGATCGACGAGCTGAATGACGTAGTCGACGCAGAAAATACGGCGCGCATGATCAAGATGGAGATCCGCAATGCGCGAAAAGGGTCGAATGGCGTCGTGAACCGCAGGCACATCAAGAAACTGTATGCACAGCTGGATGAGGTGCTGTTCAAGCCGGACTACATGTGCCTGATCATTGACCACGAGAAAGATTACTACCGCGCCTGCAGAGGATTCTCGATCAACGGGGTGAAGTACCGGAGGCTGTTAGGAACCAACGGCGGGATCAAGAACAGCACGATCGTTTTCGTGAGCGAGCGGCTGCATGACGAGCTGCAGAGACGCATTGATAACGGGCGGGACATGGCAAAGGAAATGGTGCCGGCAAAGCTGGAGGCTTATAAGGCGCTGACGTGCAGCGCCTCCATTCCCGTGTCGATGCCGGCAGGCATCCTGGTGGTTGATGATTGCGAGACGGAATTTACGGCGGACATCATCTACCTGAACGATGAAAATAACGGTGAGCCGGTCATGGAGGACCGGCTTGGCGAGAAGATCCGGATGGATGCCTCGGATGGGTTTGGTCTCATGCTTCCCTCTCTGGCGGCCAAGTGGAGCGCCGAGCTCGGACTCGACTACATGGCAAGCGGAATGAACACACGCTTCTCGTGGGAGAAGGGCATGGTGTTCACATTTGATTTTCTGGACTTTGCCGAGAACATCGCCCACCGTTATACGGTGCAGGATGCATGGGGAAACACGGTGGACATCCGGAACGTGGAACTGATCTTGACGACGTCGATGCTGAAACTATGGGATTCTTATGAGAGTCTGGACGATTATCTGAAGAATTGCGAAGAGAACCACTACACATTCAGCGTGACGAAAACGTGCCCCAAGGAGCTGGAGAGCCAGCGGACGCTGAACTACCAGTTCATCCAAAGCTATGATCTGAGCGATGACGATATCGCCAAGCTTACTGGGCCGACAATGCAGGAGATCCGTGAGATCCTGCACGCAGACTGGATCAAGACGGTTCTATTTCTGAAGGGGATGGGGCTTAACGAGGGCAACGTGCAGCGGCTGGATGATGATTTTGCTAAGGCGATCATGATCGATCAGAGGATGCTGGACGACCCCTATGTACAAAGCTGCGTATACCAGATGATCCGGAACCGGATCGACGAGGCAAAGGTGGGCGTGTTGAACGTGCATGGTAATTACTCCACTATTTCCGGAGACCCCTATTCCCTGTGCCAGCATGTTTTCGGAATGGAAGTGACAGGGCTGCTGAAAGCGGGCGAAATCTACAACAAATATTGGAGTGACTTTGGCGCGAAGGAGCTCGCCTGCTTCCGCGCTCCCATGACATGCCATAACAACATCCGGAAGGTTCGGCCAAACGGAAGCCCGGAGGCCGCGCATTGGTACCGTTATATGAAGACCTGCACGATCTTCAACTCCTGGGACATGGCGGCAAATTCCCTTAACGGCGCTGATTATGACGGTGATGCCGTGATGCTGACGGACGATCCTGTTCTGGTAGGGCGGCTGCAGGAGATGCCGTCACTGATGTGTGTGCAGCGGAAGGCCAAGAAGGTCGTGGTGACAGAGGATGACGCGATCCGTGCGAATGTCAATAGCTTCGGCGACGACATCGGGAAGACAACAAATTGGATCACGTCCATGTTCGATGTGCAGGCACAGTTTGAAAAAGGAAGCCCGGAATATGACGAATTAGCGTACCGGATACGGTGTGGGCAGCTTTTTCAGCAGAATGCCATCGATAAAGCTAAGGGCATCATTGCCAAGCCCATGCCGAAGGAATGGTACGACAGGCACAGCGTGAACGCCATAGAAGATCCCAAGAAGCGGAGATTCTACCAGGCCATTGTGGCAGACAAGAAGCCATACTTCATGCGGCTTATCTACCCCAAGCTGATGCGGCAGTATAATACATATATTAAAAACACACAGAAGAATGCCATGCGGGAATTCCACATGACAGTGGAAGACCTCAAGCAAATAGCGCCGAAGAACAGGACGGAACGGCAGAAGGAGTTCCTGAAATACTATGAACTGCGGATGCCTGTGGGTATACATGACTGCGTGATGAACCGGATTTGCCGGTTGTTTGAGGGAGAATTTGACGGATACCTGGGCAGGCAGAGCAGTTCGCACAAGTTTGACTACACGATCATGAAGAGTGATGCAAAGTATTCCGAGGAACAGTATTACGCGATCTACCGGCTGTATGACACCTACAACAGGCGCGTGCAGAACTACGCGATATTCGCCGCTTATGAGCGGATCGACGAATGCGACATGGCGGCGCGCATGGAGGAAATGCGGATAGAATTCGAGAAGGAATGCGCCGAAATATGTCCCAACCGGTTCTCGCTGTGCAACATCGTGCTGGACATCTGCTACCGGAAAAGCTCGACAAAGCGATTTGCGTGGGCGATGTGCGGCGATGAGATCGTGCAGAATTTGCTGGACAAAAATGGAGGTGTGCTGTCGTATCCGACACACGATCCTGAGGGTGACATTCTGTTCTGCGGAGAGCGGTTCTCACTTCAGAAATATGTACGGGAGGGATGCTATGAGCATTGTACTGAATGAGTACGATTGGGCTGAGAAAATGATACAAACACACGACTTGGGGAAGAAGCCGATGGAGACCCTGAGCCGTGTGTCGAAATATTATTATGAAAACCAGTATTCCAAAAGAGAGATCCGCGGCATGATGGACTCCTTTATGCTGCAGTGCGACCCGACGGTGTCATTGCCGAGATGGTCAGACATGCTGGACAAAATTACGAAGGACGTGGCGAAATACCCTTTGATCAAATTGGACGGCGTGTCGGTGTCCAAAAACGAAATGAAGAAGATCCGGGAGCTGAGCGGCGTGCAGCTGCAGCGGTTCGCGTTCACCATACTGTGCGTAGCGAAATACTGGGACGCCGCGTCCGCCCACAATAACCACTGGGTAAACACGCCGGACAAAGAGATCATGCAGATGGCGAATGTCAGCACATCGATCAAGCGGCAGAGCCTGATGTTCTCTACCTTGAGAGATGAGGGCATGATCAAATTTTCAAGAAAGGTGGACAACCTGAATGTGCAGGTGCTGTTTATGGAAGGCGGCGCCGAGGCAATGCATATTCAGGATTTTCGGAACCTTGGGTACCAATACATGCGCTACTACGATAAGACCGGGTACTTTGAATGCGCCAACTGCGGGCTTACTGTGAAGTCGCAGTACGTTGGCGAAAAGGGGCGCCCGCAGAAATACTGCAAGGCTTGTGCGGTAAAAATCAAGACGAGACAGTCTGTCGACTCAGTGATGAGAGACAGATATCTGCCGAAAAGTTAGCAAAAACTCAGGTTGTTGGAAAAAAATACCCCCCGCAAACCGTTGGTATCAAAGGGTTTGCGGGGTGCTTGATGGGATGCTATATTGGATGGAATAGTATCGCGTTTTATAAAATTTGAAGAAAAGGATGATATAACGATGGTAGCAATCAGCAAGATGGAAAAGGACATGATCAGAGCGAAGTTCCCCAACGTGCATATTGTACGCACGATGAAGTCAGATTCTCATAGGCACCACTATTACTGCGAAGAGGCGCGAGGCGTGATGCAGCTTTTGCAGAAGATGAGAGCGCCAGAAGAGGAGCGCAGGGAAAAGCCACGCAAGCGCAGATAAGGAGGGCGTATGAGACTTGACCGTTTACCGGGCGAGACCGATATACAATACCATAAGCGGCTTGTATATGGAAAGCTCATTGACAAAACACTTGCCGACATTGATTATTCGGAGTTGGCGGAAAACGTATATGGCCAGGAGTACAGTTCTGATGTGGCACGGCGCATGATGTACGGCAGTTGCAAAACGCTGCAGATGCTGGACGAGCAGACGGAACATGCGGCGCCAGCCGGACTGCTGGCGGAACTGGACGCGAAAAAGATCGAACTGCAGATCGAGCGGCAGAAGTTCTTTGACCAGAGAAGCGCTTTTAATAAGCTGCTGCGAGAGCGGTCACGCCAGGAGGAACTGAACGAAATACTGATCGAGTCAGTCCGAAGCGGGGATCTACCGAAGCTGGAATATACCCCGCGGCCGGTGCGCCTGTCAGATAACGACTTACTGGTGTCGCTGAATGACATGCACTATGGCGCTGACGTCAATAACCATTGGAATACATATAACCCGGATGTGTGCCGCGAGATGCTGTGCGGCTATTTATCCCGCATTATCGAGATCGGAGAGGTACACAATAGCGAGAACTGCATCGTGTGGGCGAATGGCGACGAGATATCCGGCAATATCCACTACTCCATTGCTGTGACCAACAAGGAGAATGTGATCAACCAGATCAAAGGCGTGTCGGAGTTGATTGCAGAGTTTCTGGCAGAATTGAGTAAACACTTTACCACAGTTATTTTTGTAAGCGTGGCAGGCAACCACAGCAGGTTGACGCCGAACAAGGACAATGCGCTGCTTGATGAACGGCTGGACGACCTGATCGAATGGTATCTGTCCGCGAGACTTCAGAACTTTGACAACGTGCTGATCGGGTCGGAGGCCGCAGATGTTACCAAGGTGGACAGCACCATGTATCTGGTGGATGTGCGCGGCAAGACATATGCCGGCGTGCATGGAGATTATGATGGCGCACCGGGCAAGATACAGGCGCTGCAGACAATGGCCAGAAAGCCACTGTATGCCGTGTTATCAGGGCATCTGCACCACAACAAGATCGACGAATCACAGGGGATCAAGACCGTGATGGCAGGGAGCTTTCTTGGTATGGATGATTACTGCGTGCAGAAACGACTTTATGGCAAAGCGGAACAAATGGTATGTGTGTGCGACGAGGATGGTATCCGCTGTTCGTATAACATCCCACTGCAATAATAAAAAGGGTTGCCCTTAATGGGCGGCCCTTTTCTACTATTTTCCTCCCTTTATACCCACGCATTTGTGGGTATAAGCCGATATATGGGTATAACCCCATTCCATATACAGCGGAGTAGAGCAGCGGCAGCTCAGCGGCCTCATAAGCCGTGTGTCGAGGGTTCGAGTCCCTCCTCCGCCACCAAAAACAGATCAAGAAACGAGGTGGTATCGTGCCAAGAAAGACAAAACAAAACAGTATTACCAGCCCGGAGAAGACCGCGAAGATCAACAAGGCCAACATGCGGCTGAAGGACGATTTTCTGATGTATCTGAAATCGCTGCAGCGCAGCGACGGCACGATCGCCGGATACGACAACGACCTGTTGATCGTGTTTACTTACATCATGGAGAACCTGGATAACAAAGACTTTGCAAAATTATCAAAGAGAGACATTATCTCTTTGCAAAATTGGTTGGTGTCCAATGGGAACTCCCCCGCTCGCATCCGGCGCATCAAGTCGGCGATCAGCTCTCTTTCCAACTATATTGAGAACATTCTGGTGGATGATGAGCCGGAGTTTGCAGGATACCGGTCGATCGTGCGGAAGATCGAGAATCCGGCGCTGCAGCCGGTACGGGAAAAGACCGTGTGGGAAGACAGCGAGCTGGAAGAGCTGCTTGGTAAGCTGACCGACCGCGGCGACTATGAAAAGGCGTGCTTTGTGGCGCTGGCCATGTA